TCATCCGAGTTCTCCATGGTTTGTTGCAGGTCTAGTGCATATCCCCTTACAGTGAGCAGACCCTTGATCTCACCGCAGAGTTTTTTGTACTCCTCAAAGTTTTCTGCCCGGCCCTCGGCCAAGTAGTCTCTGAGTTGAGCAACCTTCTCGTCAGATTGCTTTACCAGTACTTCAATAATGTCCATTACTCTTCCTTAGTTACAGGTGTTTCACGATTCTTGTTCAGGACTGCTTGTAGTCCTTGGTTCAAGTAGTTGCGTTCTTCTTGCTTACCTTGATGCTCGTAGTCTCGCTCTTTGCCAGACTTGGACTGATGTGTGTTTGACAAGTGTTTGAGCACGTCCACACCTTTGTCGAGCATGTGCGCTTGCTTGTCGTTCTGCATCTGCGTGACAGCTTTAAGTGCATCAATCTTCTGACGCTGTGCATCGAGGGCCAACTGCTCTTGCTTGATCTGCGCATCGGTCTGATCCTTAGCCACCTTGCGCTGCAAGTCGCCTTGCTTGATCTGCAACTCTTGCTGCTGAATCTGCACCAGCGGATCTTGCGCTTGCTTCTGAGCTTGCTGTTGTGCAGCCTGCTGCATATTCCCAGCCAACAGGCGTTGTGCGGCCTGTGCCAGTAGGGGAGCCAACCGCGCCTCAACTTCGGGATCCATATTGATATCTTCGCCAGACTCATCTTTCTGAGGTGGCAAGCTCATACCAAGTTGTTCTTCGATCTGTTTGCGATACTCAAAACCTAAGTGCTCGTTGACGTGCGCCATCATTGCTGACTGCAACTGTTGAGCCATTGGGTTGTTCTGCAAGAGAGACATGATCTTCGGATCTTGCATAGCCGACATGTGAACCATGATGTGTGCTTGGTGATCCTGATACATGAACGCCTTGACTGGCTTCATCATCAACACATTCTGATTCTCCGACACTGGATCGGTAGGCTTCTGGTCTTCTTCCATCGGCACAAGTTTTGCCGCTTCTTTAATACCCAACACATCAAGCATCTGACGATGCAACAAGGGCATGTTGTAAAGCTGGGGTGACTGCTGTGCCAACTGCATCACTGCTTGGTACTGCACAATCTTTTGCGCCATAGTAGACGCATTAGGATCGCTGACTGGAATAACGTCCACATCATCGTAGTCGCTACGCTTAGCTTTACGTGAACCTTCGGTCGGCTGGTAGTCGTAGTCCTCTGGTGTATACGCAGCAATGATGCCTTTTAAGAGTTTTAACTCTTGCTTCATTGAGTAGTGAATACGTGCTTGCACAGCACTCATCACTTTAAGCGTACGCTCCAAAATAGCCAGTGTTGTACCGACAGGAGAGTTAGCAGACATATCACTGATCTGCAGATCAGCGGTATTTGCAAAGCGGCGTCCCTCATCAACAATCTGACCCAAGAGAGCCATCAATGTCTGGCTAGGTTCTTTGTATGGAAGCGGCAATAAGTTATCACGGATCGTACCGCTTGGCACGTCCACATCTCGCCACTCACCGGGAGAGATAGGTGTATCGTCACCCTTTACACGTAGTCCACGAGCTTTAAATCCACCAGGCAAGTTGCTAAGAGTACCAGCGTCGACAAGCTGACGAATAAGAGAAGTACCCGATTTGGCAAACGCGCCAATAAGGTGAATAAGTCCAAAACAGTAGAAGCCAAATCCGGGAACATATCCGTAATGGACGTAGTGCTGTCGTTTTTGATAGGTCTCATCATCAGGCTCCCAGTTGCGGCGCACGGCCAAAACTTTGCTAGACCCTTTTTCAACGGTCACGATGTAGGGCAGTTTGATACCTGTAGGTTTGCCGTCTTCTTCGTGCTCATAACCTGGCAGGTCAAGATCAACACTCATCTCAAGAAGTTTGTAGCGGCTGTCGGTCGTGGCTCTAAAGCCCATCTTCTCCGCGATCTTCTTCTCTACTTCGTCCAGCACATTGTCTGGCTCGCCTAGATCAATGTCACGGTAAAAGCCAGCGACTTGCAAGCGGCGTAGCTCATTCTCTGTTTTGCGCATGACGTGAGTCACACGTTCAGACGTCTCTAAATTACTTGCACCGTATGGCACAACCAAGTCTTCCGCAGGCACAAACAAAGAAACCTGACGATCCATGTGCGGGTCGAAGTAAACTTTCTTAAACGCATTGCCAGACAGACCCAAGCCCCACAACATGCGCTCGTGCTCAGGGCGGAACTCAGTCATCACATCTGTCAACTGGTAGTTCATGTCATCTTGCACACGAACAGCAGCAGCTTTTTTATCTGGTGTTTCTTTACCAATGATCTGAGTCTTCACCGGCCCAGCGGCAGGGAACGTACTCATCATGGTCTCAGCTTGAAACTTTACAAGAGCTTCTGAGAGCAAGGGGTGATACACACCGCAAGCGCCTTCCCATGGCTCGGTGCGCTCTTCAATCTTCATCCCCAAGAGTTCCAGACCATCTACATAAGTCTGCATCCAGTCTTTGCGGCTACCGATGTCATCATCAAAATCACTGGCCAACTCACTGGCAAGTTCCTCAAGCACGCTCTCATCTAAGAACTCAGCTAAGTTGTCGTCAAAGGAGTCATCCTTATCAGAAGCTTTAGGATTAAGATCAATCTCCATCTCGGTGATTTCAATCTCAGGCTCCATCTCAATCTCAATCATCGGCTCTTCCGTCAGGGCGTCGAGTCCTTGTGGTGCTTGGTACAGTGCTTTATCTATAGCCATGTCTGATCCTTAATAGTACGGTTCTTTTCTGCGAAATTGCCGTGGTTCATCTTCTTCATCGGACTCTAGCCTAATAAAGCCGCCACGTCTATAACGTATAAGTGCTTGTGACATGGAGTCCACCATGTCGTCGTGTTCGCCAGATGGGAAACTTGCAACCTCTTCCACAAGTTCTTCCGCCCAGCTAGTGTTAGGAACCCACACCATTCCCGACGCAAATATGTCAGCTACCGAGTTTAACCGGGCTATCTTGTCGTTACCCTTAGTGGGCGTAAATTCTTGCACGGGTATGCCCATCGCACGAAGCTCAAAAATAAGTGGACTTCCTGCCGCTTTTGCCTCAACCACCAGAGTATCTGGGTTCCACTCTTTGTATTCCTGCATCGCCCGCTGCTTTAACTCAGGAAACTCCATGCGGGACTTGAACGCATTGAGCAGGATGATGTTTGCCCTATTTATCCCAGTAGCATCAGGTTGGTAAAAAACACCCCACGTTGTGCACGCAGAATAGTCCGAGCGTTCTGTCTTTAAAAACGCCGTATCCCATGACTGAATCAAGAATTCGCAGAAAGGTGGGTCATCATCGGGCCAAATCTTCCACCACTCACGCTTAATAATGGCAGATACATCCGAAGTGGGCTGCTGCATGTACTGCGCCATCCACTTTCCGTTGGGAAGTTCCTCTTTTAACGCAGAAAGTTCTTTTAGTGACCAGAACTGGGGCCATAGGGGTTTACCCGAGGGTAGGATTGCAGGGAAATCAATCACTTCCCACTCTTCCCCCGACCTTTGCGCCGCCGCTTTGAGCACTTGCCCCGTCAAATCCTTCTTTGACCAGCGTGTCATCACAATTACGATGGCTCCGCCCGGCTGCAGACGCTGACGAGGGCCAGATGTGTACCACTCGTACGTTTTATCGTAGATTTCTGGGTTAGTTTCGCTCAGTGCTGCCTCTTGCTCGGAGTGAGGGTCATCAATAATGAGCAAATCAGCACCCTTACCAGTAACAGCGCCCCCGACACCAATAGCAAAGTAATCACCGCCGTAATTTGTAGCCCAGCGACCAGCCGCCTTGGAGTCAGACTGGAGCGCAACGTCAGGAAATATGTCTTTATAGGCATCTGAGTCCACCAAGTTACGTACTTTTCGACCAAAACCCACCGCAAGTTCAGCAGTGTGGCTGGTCTGGATGATTTTTTTGCCTGGATACATCCCCAAAAACCAACTTGGCAAGAGATATGAGGCAAATTCTGACTTGGTGTGTCGTGGCGGCATGTTAATAATGAGCCTTTTCACCTCACCACGGGCTACTCGCTCAAAGGCACGGGCCATTTTCTCGTGATGTCTGCCATGAATAAAGCTTGGCCACACGTAATTGACGTAAGCCATGAAGTCGTTAGCTGCTTTTTGCTTTGTAACTGCTTTCCTAGCCTCGGCAATTAGCTGGCCTACCTTTTGCTGGGCGGCATCGGGCAGGTTTGGAAGAAGTTTTTCAGCTTCAATCAGCAGTTTCGGATCCATCTGCTCTTCCTAGTTCTTCATCTAAGTCCATGTCACCAATGCTTTTGGGCACATCTTTAGCTTCGACGTCCACTATTGGGCTGCCATATAAAGCAAGGGTTTTGCGCAGTTCAGACTCAATGTCCACCACGGTGCGGTGCGTAACTGTTACGTCAATCTTCTCGCTGAACAATCCAACAGCACCAATCCTGCCAAGATTTTCTAGTGCCCGCATACGCTGCTTGGGGTCTGGGTCTACAGATTCAGCAATAAGTTTGTTAGTTATGTAATTGCGCAGGCGACGCTGCACGTCTAAAACCTCCTGATCCCATTCCGTCAGGATGGCTTCAAGATTTAATATGGTTCCGGGAGTCAGGTCTTTTGCAGGGGGTAACTTCTTCGACGCCATTATCTGGTGCGATTCCATTTTGTCCTGCTGGGTAATATCAATCTCTAAACCCTGCTTAGTGAGAGCTTCGATTGTCTTGAAATAGGCATGCGCTTTTTCCCGAAAAGATTCTATCTCTTCAGGCGTGGTGTCGAATGGGAGTGGGATCCCAACTTCTGGCGTAGCAATAATTGGCATAAGCGGTTTGTGGCTCCTGCGTTTGGTTTTGCAAAGTGTACAGTGTTTTCAAAATTTTGCAAATATTGGGGTGGGGGGTTGCGAAATAAAAAGGTGACG